TTAATATGAATCGGTCAACTCACCGAGGTCCCGAACGACAATATCGGCTCCGTTCTGCCTCAGGCCCTCCGGGTCTCCTTCCCGGTCCACCCCGACGACCAGGCCGAAAGCTCCTGCTCGTCCCGCCTGTACCCCGCTGATCGCATCTTCGATGACGATGGCGCGGGAGGGTTCAACATCCAGCATTTTCGCGGCTTCCAGAAAGGTGTCCGGCGCGGGTTTTCCGGGAAGGTTCAGACGCGCCGCCTCCACACCGTCCATTCGCAGGTCGAACAGATCCTCGATTCCCGCGGCTTTAAGAATGGCTTCACAATTTTTACTGGCCGAAACTACGGCGGTCTTCAACCCCGCCTCACGTACTTTGCGGAGCAGTTTCAGTGATCCTTCAAAAACCCCGACCCCCTGGGTCTCTAGGACTTCTTTCAGCATCCTGTCCTTGCGATTGCCCAGACCGCTGACGCTCTCCTTTTCCAGAGGATCCTCGGGGCTCCCCTCGGGGAGTTCGATCCCTCTGCTCTCCAGGAAACTTCGGACTCCATCGTAGCGAAGCTTTCCATCCACATACCGTTTGTAATCGTCCTCGATATCAAAGGGCTGGTAAAAGTCGTTTTCCTGCAGGGCGCGTTTCTTAAGAAAGTCATCGAACATCCTTTTCCAGCAGACGGCGTGAATGCTGGCGGTCGCGGTCAGGACGCCGTCGAGATCAAAAAGAACGGCATCGAAATGCTGGGGTAGATCGGAAAAATTCCATTTTTCAATCACGGTAAACCTCCTCTTCAAGGGAGCGGCTTATCACATATCACTTAAACATATCCGACGAGTGGTGAAAGGTCAAATTACAACTAGCCGAATTGATTTATCTTTTCAGTTGCCATTCCTCCAGAGTCCAGAAAGGATCTGCGGTCTGGTCCGAAGGAATCATCTGTCCGCCACTTCGCTGACAACAAACCAAGTGACACTTTCGGGTTGCAAAAAACCCCACCACATGCTAGAGATTCTCCTTTTCGGGGCGTAGCGCAGCCTGGCAGCGCACCTGCCTTGGGAGCAGGGGGTCGGAGGTTCGAATCCTCTCGCCCCGACCATTTAAGCGCCAGTAGCTCAGATGGATAGAGCAACGGACTTCTAATCCGTAGGTCGAGGGTTCAAATCCTTCCTGGCGCGCCAGCAAAAACAAAGGGTTAGCTCGAATTTCGGGCTAACCCTTTTTGCGGCCGACATCTACGAACATCTACGGGGGCAGGGCCTACAGCCCCAGCTCCGCCCGCTGGTCTCGTCCCCATTGGCGGACGGATTCGACGTGCGCCTGATACTCGCCGACCTCCTGCTGCTCTTCGGGGCTCATGGCGTAGGTGCCCATGATCTGTCCGATACTGATGCGGGCGAGAAAGAGCTCGTCCTCGGTTCTCGGGTAGCGCTCTTTGATGCGCTGCTGCATGCGCTCCGCGATCAGCCGGCACTGGGGGCTTGCGGCCTTGATCTGCTCGCGCAGGGCGTCATCCATGATGACAGGCTCTGCCGCGATCTGGGGCGGCTGGGGCGGCAGCTCGTCCGGGCCGCTGAAGTAGGTGAAGCCGTTAATGGTGCACAGCTCCTGAACGGGGGCCTCTTCGGTGCCCTGGGGGCGGTAGGTGGTGTGCTCGTCGGACGCGATTTGACAGCGGTAGATTTTGGTCATGTTCGGCCTCCATGATGGTCCGCACCAGGTACGGAAGGGATTGTGTATTTTTGGCGTGCCCCAGGATCGAGACCACTGCGGCCGCATCGCCTTTTTTGACGGCGCGGCGGAATTTGTAGAGACTATGCTTGCGGGTGAAGCGAAAGCGGCGCCAGGTGCGGTAGCCGACGAAGTTCACGCCCCGCCGCACCTTGGCGATGCTCGTCTTCGAATACTCCAGGTGCAGGTGCTCGGCCAGGAACTCCCCGATGCGATCGCGCAAAAAGACGGCCTGCTCGCGGCTGACGCCCATAATCAGCATGTCGTCCACATAGCGGGCATAATACGCGATGCCCAGGCCGCGCTTGACGTAGTGGTCTACGGGGTTGAGGTAGATCAGCGCATAGAGCTGGCTGAGCAGGTTTCCGATGGGGATCCCCACCGGCTCCTCGTGATCGGCGTACATCATCATGACATTGAGCAGCCGCTCGTCCTTGATCTTGTGCTCGATCATCCGGCCCAGCTCATCCACCATCTCGCCCAGAGTCGTGTACCTGTGTCTCTCCAGCGCCGCGGCGTCGTCGCCCTTGCGGCCATCCTTGAACCTGAAGTGCCCCAGCTCATAGGCCAGGTAGATCTGCATGCGCAGCCGCTCGTGGGCGATGTCCAGGTTGGTGAGGGTCGTCTTTTTGATGTAGCGCTTCTGGGCCTCGGTGATCAGATCGTAGACCTCGTAGGCCGAATTGCGGATGCGGTTCGCCAGCGCGTACCGCTCCGCCTTCGGGAAATGATTGAGATAAATATTGAGCAGCTTGGCGAATTGAGTGAACTTGCGGCACAGCTGCGCTTCGGCGTGGATATTGCTCATCGTAAAATCACCCCCTCGCTATCGCTCAGGCCCCAGGGTAACAGGCGGCCCGAAACCCCACAACGTCGCCCGAGACCGTCCGGCTGAGGCCCAAGTGGAGCCCCCAGACACCCGCAGTCGACCCATAGTTCCAATTCAGGGACGAGCGCAGGAACAGTTCATTCCGGATGTACTGATAGAAATAATCGCTGCCGAAGAGGTTTGTTCCCGAGGGGGAGATTCCGGCCGCATCCTTGGGGAGCCCCAGGCCGGTGAGCAGCCACCCGTTGCCGCTGGCGGCTTCGGAGAGGACCTGCCCCGCCCCGTCGCCCATCCTCTGTGCGAAGCCGTTGTTCGGATAGGCGGTCTCGAAGGCCGGGGCGATGGCGTCCATCAGCGCCGCTACGCCCGCCGCGCCCCAGTGATCGGTGGCCAGGGTGTTGCCGGCGGTGAAATCCCGCATCGCCGTCGCCTCTTTGGCGGCGTAGAACGTGCCTACGGTGGCCGATCCTCCGGAGGTGTAGGCGGCAAACGCGCTGGAGTCCACTCCGTCCAGGGTGAAATTGTTGGCATCGACCACGGTGGCGGCGAAGATCTTGTCGTTGATCTCCGTCATGCCGCCCACCGAGGTGATCATAACGGGATCGCCGGTGGTCAGGCCGTGCCCTGCGGCGGTGATCTGGCAGGGGTTGGCCTGGCTGGCGGCGGTGATGCTGACGGCGGTCGCGATGCAGGTGATCCCGATGTTCAGGTCGTACATCAGCCCGTTCACGTCCGCCACCCCGCAGGCCTGCCCGTTGTGGGTGGTTTTGGCAAACGGGGTGCCGCTGCCGGTCTTGGCGGCGTTGCTGTAGCCGTCGGAGACGTAGGCGACCTCCGCGTCGTTGGTGTCCCCCAGGGCGTTGTTGTTGCACCCCTTGGGAAAATTGGTCGAGCCCCCCGCGTCGTACCAGGCGCAGTACGTGGCGGAGCTCGCCGCCTGCCCGTGAGCCAGCGACAGCAGCGCCAGGGCCGCCCACTGGAAGCGGGAGACCACATGGAAGCGGCTGCTTGCGTTGACCGCACCGTCCGCGCCGTCGCGGGCATGGGCCGCGTTGATCGCCTCGTAATAATAATTGCCGGCGCAGGCGGTCAGATCCGCGATGGGGTTGTGGTCGGCGTGCGTCGAGATCGGCAGCCCCCCGGCGATGGAAGAGGCGATGAACCCCGCGCCCTTGGCGTTTTTGCTGGCCATGTACTTGTCGATGAAGAAGCCGTCCTTTTCGTCTCCGCCGTCGATAAACGCCCGGTGCAGCGCGTACCCCGCCGCCTCGGCCTCATAGCGGGTGGCGTAGGTCTTGACCCCCTTGACATCGGTCACGTTGACGGCCAGGCCGTTGCTCCCCGTGCCGATCTTGTAGTAAAACTTGGGGATCCAGCACATCACCGAGCCGTCGGAGAACTGGTAGTTTCCGTAATTGGCGTGCGTGGGGTCGGTGTAGCCGAAAAGAGGCGTCATGCCGTCGAATACGGCCTCGGGCGGGGCGACGCCCACGCCGAAGCCGGCCGCGCCTGCGGTGCCGATACTGTTGAGGGTGCCGACGAGGCTGCCGACGGCGGCGTCGATCTGCGCTCCGGTGTACTGGGATTGGTAGGCCATGGGTTTAGATCTCCTTTGCTCTGAATTGTTCGTTTTCCGAGGTCGTAAACGGCTCGATGCCTCCGAGGCTGTTTGCGACGAAGAGGTCGAAGCGGTTGGGATAGTCGCTGATCGCGACGGTGATGAGCGGATCGCGGCGAAATTCGACGGTTATGTCCACGGCGGACCTCCCCGGGTGAGGCGCCAGACGCCTGCGGCGAGCGAGACGGGGTAGTCCGCGTCGGGCTTGACGAGAACCTCCCATCGCAGATCGGCCGCGTCCGCATCGGCCGAGAGCAGAGCCGCGACATCGGCCTGGGCGAGGTAGATCTCCGCCACGCCGTCGGGCTTGAAGGTCACCGTGGGCGAGGCGAGAGCCGTCTCGGGATCCGCCGGATCGTAGATGCGGGCGCGCCCCTGCCAGCCGTCAAAAGGGACGTAGGCCCGGGTGACAAAGTCGATCACCTTGATCCGCAGAAGCAAAGCCTCTGAGGTGCGGCTTTGGATGCGGTGGGTTTTGGTCATGGCGTCATCTCCTCAGCCGGAAGAAATCCCCGTCGGCGGTCACGAAGTGCTCATGGGCGCCGACGGAGTCGCCCACCAGCAGGTTCGATCCGGAGAAATCGCGCACGGCCATGGCGAGGTTGTCCGCCTCGGAGGTGAGATAGTTGAGCGCCCGGGCGGACATTCCCGGGAGCTGCGGCGTGTCCTTGCTCGTGCCGTAGAGTCTCATGGCGGCCTCAGCTGGTCGCGCGGCCGAAGAGATTGATCCGGCTCGCGGTGGAGGCGCTGGCGCCGTTGGTGTAGGAGAGGCGCACGTAGGGCAGGACCACATCGACCACGAAGCCCCCGGAGGCGGCGCCGGCCGAGATGCTGATCTCCTCCTCGTGATCGACGTTGACGCCATCGGCGCTGAACTGGACTTTCAGAGTTCCGGCCTGATCGGCGTAGGCGGCGCCGAAGATCTTGCTCAGCAGGTCGCAGCGGACAAAACCGCTGGTGCGGGTCTCGGCGGCGTCGAAGACGGCCGCATCCTTGAAGATATGCAGCGGGCCGTGGTAGCGCAGGCTCTGGTTGGGCTGGTTGACGGTTTCCATGGGGTCTCTCCTTTTTCGGTTATGGCCCGGCGGCGGTGAGGCTGTCGGCGGCCATGCTGATGTAGTCGACGTTGATGTCGCTCTGGGACCCGGCGATCCCCCACCACAGCCCGGAGGGCACCAGGTCGGTTTCGGCGGCGCTGGTCCAGACGGTGGGCTCGGAGTCGCCGTCCGGCCACATGCGCACGTAGACCATGCGGCCGGCCACGCGAAAGCGCATCCAGTGCCAGGTGGCGTCCGTCCAGTTGTACGGGCCGGTATAGACGCTTTTTTGCACGCCATCGACCAGGGCATGCATGCGCAGGTTGCGACCGAGAAAGGGGCTGTAGGTGATGGCGATATAGTACCCGGTCTCGTTTCCGGCGGCGCCCGAGCAGCGGGCGGCCACGATGCGCTGCTCTGCCTCGGTGGGCGTCTGGAACTTGAGCAGGATCTCGCCGTCCTGAACGTGGTCGAAATCGTCGGCGCTGATCAGATAGTCGCCCGCATCGGGGATGGAGCCCTGCAGGTAGCTGGGCCCGGCCGGATAGCCCAGGGGCAGCTCCTGAACGAGGAAATCGCCCGAGGCGTCCCAGCGCTCGGTCCAGGCCGAGGGGATCTGCCCCACCGTATCGGCGGAGAAGTCGGTGGCGAGGCGATCGCTTCTGACCTCCATTAAATCGAGGTCGAAAGTCGCATCGAGCGGATGCGTTTTTTTGCTAATGATCAAAAACCGCTTCTTGCTGGTTCGCAAGGGGATGTCCGCGCGGCGGTCCCAGCTCAACGCCCCGGAGGGCAGCAGCAGGTTCTGCACGCGGATTACTTGTCCGGGCAGCAGGCCCTGCCAGCGCGGGGGTAGCTGCTTGAGGCTGGTGCGCAACAGAGGGTTGGCATACCAGGCGTCGCGGCGCTCGGCCAGGGCGACCATGGCGGCGGCCGAGGCTTCCCACTTGTCAAAATAGGTCTTCTCGCCCTTCTCGCCCCAGTTGCTGGCGGCGGCGGCGTTCTCGATCATGTAGCCCTTGTTGTAGTCGGCGGGGTCGTCCGAGGGGTCGGCGGCGATGGGATTGTAATAGCAGACGTTGCGGGTGAAGAGCTCCTCCTGGCCGCCTTCGATCTCCTGCTGCTGGTGCTCCAGAGCATCGAGAACGGCGGCGTTGGCGGCCTCGGGATCGTAGCGCACCGGGGTGAGCTTGCCCGAGGGCAGGGGCACGATGAACACGCCAGAGAGGATGGAGAGCTCTTCGAGAAGCGTCTTGGCTTCGGTGGGCTCCTCGATGGTGCGGCTCACCTGCCAGTCGGCGGACGAGAAATCCCCGTCGCGCAGCGTCTCGAAGGCGACCCGGTCCATCAGGCGGCCGGGCAGGTCCATCGCGTCAAAGATATCGAGCATCACCTGTATGACGTTCTCGTTCAGCCAGGTCAGGGCCGTGTGGGTTTTCGCGCCGACAGCGTTGAAGGAGCCGCGGGGAATCTTCTCTTTAAAAAAGCGCTTGAGCACGTCCTGCAGGGTGATTTCGATCTCCATGGCCAGCGGGTCGGAGGACCAGTCGTGGAAGAGGCCGGTGAAGTAGGGCTCGAAATCCTTTTCGGCAAGGCCGAGAAACCCCGTCTGAATGCTCACGCGGCGATTTTTAAGAAACCCGGTGGCGATCAGATCCCCGCTGTCGCGCCGCCAGTGGAGCTTGGCGCTCACTTGCCCGACGGTGGAGAGTTTATCGAGCTCGATCTTGCTGGTGAGGCTCGAGAGACTCTTCTCCTTCAGATAGGGTTTTGCGCCTTGGACCGGGGCATCGAGGTGGGTCGAGTAGTGCCGCTGGCGGGTGTCCCCACCGGTGATGGATATCTCGCTGAGCTCGGGGCTCTCTCCGGTGTTGGTGGAAAACGCGGCCGAGACGTCGTAATAGCGGTAGGCGGTGAGCTCATCCCCGTCGCTCACCCACCCCAGGCTCGCCCAGGCGTCAGCGGGGTCGTTTCGGCCTCGGGCGGTGTAGGCGAGGGTGGTGCCGGCCGGAACCCGGTCGGCCGCCCCGAAGACGGAGGCGACGGTGGGCACCGCGCCGAGATCAAGGATCATCGTGCGCAGCGAGGCGTTTGCGGGCATGTAGTGCAGGGTGCGCTCGGTGGCGCCGTCCCAGGCGACGGTGACCGCGCCGGGCATCTGCGCGGCGCCGCTGGCCGAGATCGAAACGAAATACGGGTCGCCGATGGTGATGATATCGGAGGCGGAGAACTGCTCGAAGGGCGCCGCGATCTCCAGCAGCACGTTGAGATCGAGGGTGATGGGGTCAAAGACCGTGCAGGTGTTGAGGTTGAGGCTGACAAGGGCGGTCTTCGATCCCACCGGCACGGCGACGCTCACCCAGGAAACGCAGTCCTCCATCCAGGAGAAGCGCAGCGTGCCGCGGATGCCGGTGACGAACATGGCCTCGGAGGCGGTGGCGGAGCCGCTGACTCCGGCGCTCTGGCTCTGCGCGGCGATCTTCGCCTTGCCCGGCTCGGTGGTGGTGGAGATGCGAGTGAGTCCCTGGGAGGCTTCCCAGTCGGCCTGGTTGGCGACCACCTCGCGAAGGGCGTCGATGGTCTCGATGGCCAGGTGCACCACGGGGATGCGGATCTCTTTTTTCGCGGCGGCGATGTAGGCGTCGGAGGCCATATCAGAGAGCCCTCGTAACAAAGGTCATGGGCGCCACCGTGCGTACTCCGTCCTTGAGCGGGGCGCTGAATCGTCCGTCTTTGTTCCATCCGAAATAGGCCGTGTCGTAGGTCCACTGCTCAGGCAAAAAGAAGTACGGCAGCAGTCGCCGGAGGCGGTTTTCGGCCCAGTGGGCGATGATGGCGTATTCGCTGTCGGTCACCTGCCCCAGATCCAGGGGCAGCTCGCGCATGGTGCGCTGCAGGGTCGAGCCCACGTAGACGCCCGAGGAGGAGACGAGCTGCTCGCCCGCGGCGTCGAAGCCGTCCGGGTCGAAATCCTCGCTCAGGTAGGGGAGCGGACGGATCTGGTCGAGGCAGACGTGCGCCACACGAAAGTCGCTGGAGAAGCCGGAAAATATCACCTTGTGATAGCGCACAGTGGAGCCCGGAGCGATGAGCCAGCCGGCGTTGACCGGAGCGGAGAGCGCCGTGGGGGCCTTGATCTGGAAATCGCTGGCGGAGAAATTGTCGGTCGATCCGCGGATCTCCACCGTCACGCCGTCCAGATCGCGCCCCAGCAGGGCGATGGCGTTGTAGTAGTAGCCGGCGCCGAAGTCGAATATCAGGGATTTGGAGCCCGACTGGTTCGCGGGCGCCCACCAGGTGTCCTCGGTGGCGAGCAGCACGTCCTCGGGATCGGAGTCCGCGAGGGAATCGGTGGCCGTCACGGAGACGGCGCCGGCGTATTCGGTGTAGAGCACGGCGGGCTGGTACATTTATTGCGTCTCCACGATGATTTTGACCCCGCGGCGGTTGGCCCGATTCAGGTGGGGGATCAGGGTTTCCTCCACGGCCTCGGCGGTGAACGCGCCTTTGGCGTCCGTGATGAGGCGGATGGTGATGTCCTGCGGGCCGGACGGCGCGGGAGTCTGGGTGACGATGGGGCTGTTCGGCGTGCCTCCGCCGTAGCCGAAGCCGCTGCTTTTGCTCCCGGCGATCCGCGCGCCATCCATCAGGCCCGTGGCGGCGATCAGGCCCATGCGGATATATCCCTGCGTTTCGATGGCGGCTGCCAGAGGCTCACCGAGGGCCGGGCCGAGGCCCAGGGGCGGCGGGGCGAGAGCGGCGGCGGCGGCGGACTGAGTGTTAATGTAGGTCTCCGATATCGCCAGGCCCTTCTGGATGGCCAGTCCCGCGATGGCGATGGCCTTGGACTCTCCTGCGAACTGCTGCATCAGGCCCAGGGCCATGCCTATATTGCCGCGGCGCATGTTCATCACGTAGGTTTCGCCCTCGGATATGATGCGGGCGCGCTCCTCTTCTTCTCTTTTCAGCCGCTCCAGCTTGATGAGGGTCTGCTCTTCTTCGAACTCGCGCTGCTCGTTCTGCTGCTCCATGGTGAACATGCGCAGCTCGAAAGCGGACTCTTTTTTCAGCTCCAGCAGGGCCTGCTCCTGCTCGGCCTGGATGCGCCAGCGCCGCTCGTAGGCGGTCTGGTTGGCTGCGCGGTCCTCCTCGTCCCACTGGGCCTCGAGGCGGCGCTGGTTGAATCGGCGCTCGCGCATGGCCTCAATGGCGGCCTCGGGGCCGTCTTCAGCGCCGGAGCCCCCTGCGCCGCTGCCGGCGTAGCCTCCAAAACCAGCCGTATCCGAGCCGATGGCCACACGCGTGCCGCCCCGTGCCACGGCGCCCTCGGGCGAATCGATGAGGCGGCGGGCTTCGCCATAGGCGGACAGGGCTGCCATTCCAGGGGGCAGGGCGTTTCTGGGGCCTTTTTCTATCAGGAACTGGACAAGCTTGTTCTCAAGAATAGGAGAAAGATCGCTTTTGATATCCCGGATGTGGTCGCGGACATCTTTAAAGGCATAAGCCATGCCGTCGAGCACATCTGTGAGGACTTGCCCGTTGTCGGAAATCACCCCGACAAAGTCCCCGAAAGCCCGGATGCCGGTTTTCATCTCCTGGCTTCCCAGAATCTCGGCGGTACGGTTCATCCCCTCGTTCATCGAGGCCATGAATCCCGAATCGCCGATCTCGGTCTTGAGGCCGAAGATGGCGGTCTGCAAGCGGTTCATGCTCGCGCGGGAGGAGTTGACCGCCTCGGGCAGGGCCTCGGCGTAGGTGGCGCGCAGCTCCCGGGCGAAGCGCGGCAGGAAGTCGTCTGCTAGGACCTTGCCCTGGTCCAGCATGTCGTTGAGCTGTTGCGTAGTCACGTCCATGGCCCGGGCGGCGAGCTGAAAAGCGCCGGGGATCCGCTCGCCGAGCTGGCCGCGGAGCTCCTCGGCCTGCACGTTGCCCTTGCTCATCATCTGCCCTATGGCGGTGAGCGCCCCGGTCGTATCTGCGGCAGAGAGGCCCAGCACGGTGGATGCCTCAGCCACGGCGGCGAAAATATCGCGGGTTTCCTCACCCGCGATGGCGGTGCCCTTGGAGGCTGCGGCTAGTTTGGTGTAGCTATCGGCGGCGGTCTCCAGGTCGAGCCCCAGGCGCTCGGCCTCCTCGCGCACAAAGCCGATCTCTGCGGCGGCGCCTTCGGTGGAGCCGGTGACGGCCTTGAGGGCGTTCTGCATGCTCTCCATCCTCATGGAGGCGTCCGCCACGCTGCGGGCGAAGGCGGCGAGTCCCGCCGCGCCAAGGCCGATGCCCATCATGCGGGCGGCGCGGGTGACTCCGTCGAGTCCACCGCGAAAGCGGCTCAGTTCGCGCTGACCCTGGTTCTTCGTGGTCAGAATGGTACGGATTTCTCTTGACTCGAAGGATGCCATCAGCTCATTTCTCCCTGTCTTTTTTCATCCGCCAGCGGAAGTGATCGCTGCGCTCGCGTCGATAGATCTTGACCGCCTCGCGAAACCAGGGGGGCTGATCGAGCAGCGGGCCGGGAAACGGCAGGTGCAGCAGGTCGCAATTCTCGCCCCCGGTGCACTCGCTGACCAGGTCGATGACGTCCCAGGTGTTTGCCGTGAGCACGGAGAGGGGGCAGGCCAGAAACATGGTCGGCGCCCAGGGGATCTTGAACGGTTTGCCGGCGGTGCGAGGCAGGCGCTTCCACTCCTCGGGCCCTTCCAGAATCATTTCCTGAAAGCCGTTTCGATTGTGGCAGTTTCGGGCTTTTCGTGTACGCTCGTCGCATCGGCTGCAATCGTATTTATCGGCGTTTTTCGTTTCGGACTTGCCGGGGCTGTCGCCCAGGTAGAGGCTGAAGCGGACCCCGGCGATCAGTTTTTTCTTTCGGCCTTCGTGAGGTGCAGCGTGGAGAAGATCGCCTTGGTCACCCAGTCCACCAGCTCGGGCGGAGCTTTCTGGTAAAAGGTATCGAAATCGCTCACGTCCTGTCCGTCGATTTTGAGGTTCTCGATGAAGACGACCTTGCTCTTGATCGCTTCGTAATTCTTCTTGTCGATCGCCTCCTGGCCGAGTCCGCGGCACTCGGCCTGCAGCCGGTCGATCTCCGGAACGGCGACGACCTTGAGGCCGACGGCGACGGGGCTCTCGTCTTTTTCGTTGCCCAGCACGGGCGGGATGCAGCGATACACGTGGTCCGGTCCGTTGAATTCCATGGCATGCTCCATACTGGCCGGTTTTAAAATACCCCCAAGCGGATCCGGCCTGAACCCGCTCGGGGTGCGGGAGATCCCGCATGTCAATACGCGGCGGCCTGGTCGAATGTGAGGATCGCTGCGGGATACTTGGTGGTCGAGTTGTAGAGGCTGCGCCAGGTGGTGGAGAGCGGAGGCGTCTGGCCTTCGTTGTTGCGCTCGGGGCCTTCGGTCTCGAGCAGCATGGTGGGCAGATCGATGATCATCTGGTAGTTCTGCGTTGCCGCGCCGGCGAGCTCCCCGCTATCGAGCACAATGAGCAGGCTGTTGGTGCGCGGGCCGGAAAAGAGCGTCTTGAACTCATCGGCGCTGGAGAAGCCGCTGGAGGGGTCGCGGTAATCGACGGTGGTCTGCAGCTCGGCGGCGAACTGTCCGCTTCGGTGCGTCTTGCTCGCTCCGGCGACGCCGTTGAGCACCATCTTGTCCTCGAGGCCGTTGGTCAGCGTCAGGGTGGCCTCGTCGGGCGTGAACTGGGTCATGGAGCCGGGCGCGATGGCGGTGTAATCCGGGCCGCTTCCGGTGCGCGAGATCCCCGATCCGATGTAGAAGCTTGCCTGATGAAAGAGGAAGCAGGCGGCGGCGGGAAAGGCCGCTCCGGCCAGGGCGGCCTGGTCGGGGCTGCCCACCCAGGGGCCTGCGCCGCCGAACTCGACCGAGACGAACACGTCTTCATCGGGCGTGAAATTCATGGTGAGGCTTCGGATGCGTCCGCCGCCGTAATACTGCTTTTTGGTCGTGCCTTCCTCATCGGTGTTGGGGATGAGGCCGATGGCCTTATCCGCCAGGGGCGCTCCGGCGCCGTAGGGCTGCGCCTTGGGGTAGAGCATGCCGCCGTAGGCGTTTGTGTCGATCACCGAGCGGGAGCCGGCAAAACCGAAGAGGTGCTTGAAAATCAGGCCCATCTCCGCGCCGGGGTAGAGTGCGGCCTCGAGCGAGGCGGCCCAGGCGCTCGATAAGCGGCGCACCGAGGCGTCGCCCAGGGCGGTGTCCTGCCCGCGGAACTCTTTGCGCGGGGCGTCGTTGGGCTGGAACTTGGGCGAGAGGCCCGAGCGGACGGGTAAAAAAAGATAACCGCTTTCCGGGTCGGCGCCCCGGGTGGTCTCCTCGACGATGCCAAGATATTGATCGGACATTTTTACCTCCGTGACGCGTGACGCGTGACGCGTCACGCGAGAAAAAAAGGGTTATTTTTTGCCGCCTTTTCGGGCGCCTGAACTGTCCGAAAATATCGGACAGTTGGAAATGGCGGTGTTTTTCTTTTCGGGTGCCGTCGCTCGTCCGTCGCGGATGAAGGCGGCGGCGTCGTCCGGGGAAACTTCGCGGGTCTCACCTAGACGGCAGTGGCCGTAGGCGGGCGAGAGAAAATCTTTTGTGAATGTGACGTGCATCAGGTCCTCCATAGGGCGGTGTCGTAGGTCACTTCCATGACCACCCGGGCGCCGGCCATTTTGAAGCCGGACTCATCGACCATCAGGGCGCCTTCGCGCATCGCCGTCCAGCGGGCCAGGCGCGTGCCTGTGACGGTCCAGAAGGGATCAACCCCGGCGCAGGCGCTCACGTCCTCGATCATCTTTCGCACCTTGTCGTCGGGCGTGCTCTCGGCCACAAGGATGTCGAGCTCCACCGTCAGAGCGTGCCGAATCGTCCCGGTCTGCACGGCCTCTTTGGGGTTTTCGGTGTCGCGGATGGTCAGCTGATAGGCCTGCCCCTCGGGCATGGGCCGGGTGCGCCACTTCTCGACCTTCGTCCCCAGGTCGGTCTGGTAGGTGTAGGCGCTGCCGTCGCTGAGGGTCACCTCCACGCCGGAGCGGATGGATTTCATGCGGGTGACGATGGCGTCGATGATGGACTGGCGGAGGCTCATTTATAAAACCTCGTGACGAGTGACGCGTGACGCGTGACGCGGAAAATCATTCGCTTGCCGATGCCGCGGCGAGATCGGCATCGATCCGTTTGACAAGTTTTCGCTTTGCATCGTTTCGCTTCCAGGCCCACCACCCGGCGGCGCGCACTCCCAGCCAGGCGAGGCGGGCGCGGTAGGGCGAGAGGCCGAACTTCAGCGCATAGAGGCGAAAGAGAGTATCGCCCTCGGGCCGGGTGATCGGCTTGTTGCAGACGACCCACTGATCAAAAGCCCCGACGAACCACCCCTCCATGGCCGCTGGATCGCCCTTGTGGTGATAAATGAAGTCGTGCAGGATAGCCGCGGCACGGATCTCCCCGTCCTGCGTGAGGCCCGCGAGGGTCCAGAGCAGGCGCGGAACGCTGGCCCCGTCGTTGACGAACCCGGGAGGGACCACCAGGCGAAAGCGGGCGGCCTTGTCCTGCCACTCGTAGCGGATCGGAAGGCGCGTCTCGTAGAGGCCTCCGCCGATGGGGCGGTTGTCGGGCTGCTCTGTGGGGGTAAATAGGATCATGCGTTCACCATCTCTGTTCTGGTTCTGCCCGTCTGCAGGCAGGAGGTTCGGCCCTTCCAGGTGTGGCAGGGGACGCAGAGTCGTGCGGGGCGATCACAGTCGCGCACGCAGCAGAAGAGACTTCTTTTCTCGATGCACCAGCATTTTCCCTGCTGTGGTTTGGACATGGGCTCAAGTCCTGTCGGTGGTTATACCTCTACAGTCTCTGAAAGCGCCGGGTGTCTCTGGTCGGCGCCTGCGGCTTTTGCGTAGAACCGAAAGCGGCTCTCGATCTTCTCGACGTACTCCATCATCTGGCGCCAGTCGGGGGTTTTGCCTCCGCTGCGGCAGTCGGGTTGGCGCAGGTAGTGCGCGGCGCTCTCCCACATCTGCCAGAAGCCGGGAGGGCTGCCCGCTTTTCGCCAGGTGGTGAACTCTTCGGGGTAGCCTTCGGCCTTTCGCGCCAGGGCGAGAGCGGCGTTGACGTAGCCTCGGCCGCCGTTGTAGCTGGCCAGGGCAAAGCGGATCCGCTCCCAGGGGTTGGGGATCTCGCCGAGGTGGCGGTACTGATCGGCGAGGTAGCGCATGCCCCCGGCGATGTTCTGCTTCGGGTCGAAGGGGTCCTCGATGGCGAGCTCAGCGGCGGTGGCGGGCATGAGCTGCAGGAGCCCCTGCGCGCCGGCGGGCGAGATCGCTTCGGGGTTGAACCGGCTCTCCTGCCACATCTGGGCCTTGACGAAGAGCCAGCCGTAGGCGGTGAGGTCCTCGAGCAGCTCGTGAAAGTGGGTTTGCGCCTTGTCGTGGATGAGCAGGTCAAAGCGATTTTCGTGTTTCATGCGGCCCCCTTGGTGAGCGCCCAGACGAGCAGGCCCGAAACGGTCGCGCCCAGACAGGCGGAGATGGTGGTCACAAGCGCCCAAAAGAATTTGGACGCCCGGCGGGCGGGCAGGCTCTTGATCTCGTTGATCTCTTTGGAGAGTTCCTCGATACATTTTTTCAGCGCGTCGACCTGTTTCGGGTCGATGGCCATCTCGACCAGGCGCACGCGGTTGTAAAGCGCGTCGATGTCTTTTTCGTTTCGGGTGTTGTCCTCGCGCAGGTGTCGAATCTCGGCTCCCTGTTCAGAGATCGAGGAGAGAAGTTTGTTATTTTCCTCCAGCGCCCGCCGGATTCCGGAGAGGGCGTTCTCCAAAGCGTTGTTTTTGGCCCGAAGATCCGCGATCTCTTGAATCTTTCCGCAGGGCTCGCCCATCAGGGGTCCTCGCTGAGGATGAGGACGGTCAGGCCGTCGCCGGTGGGCTGGGGATCGGCGACGGTGAACGTCTCTCCCGTCTTTCGCCGGGTCACCTCGCGGTCGTGGAGGTCCAGGTGCGCGACGGCGAAGCTTGAGATGGTGAGCCGAGGGCTGTAGCCGGCTACGCCCGGGCCGTCGGTAAAAAGAGCCGGTCGCACCGAAGGCGCGTCGTAAATCCCTTCGATCTCCAGGCCGCCGAAGGTGCCGTCGTCGAGCAGAAACCCCTCGGATTCCCTGAAGATCTTAAAGACCGTGGCGTCGGTTTTTTCGAGAAGATCATTAAACAAGGTCGCTGTGCTCCAGGTTCGAGGTTCAAGGCCCGGGGTGCGGGAAAACTATGCGGCCGGGGCGGGGTTGAGTTCGGCGTATCGGGCCGCGAAGGCCTCGCGCACGGTCTGCCGGGTTTCGTCGTCGCCGATGCCGAGGGACAGGAGTTCGTCCATCGTCTGGGCGGCCTTGATTTTCTCGATCAGCTCGGCGCTCGTCGGGGGCTTGGGCGGCGCTTCCTTCTCCTCTATTTTCGGCTTGGGCAGATCGGCCGCTCCCAGGGCGATCAGGCGCTCGGCCTCGGCCTTGTCCACTTTGATGGCGACGCCCACGGGCTGATACTTGCCCTCGTGCTTGACCCCCTGAAGGGTGATGATTTCTATTTTTTTTGCCATTTTTTACCTCGTTGGGATTCGGTGCGGGGGCGCGACGAATCGCGCCCCTACGTTATGTTTACGGCTCGAAATCAGGCGAGGACCGTGGCGCTCACGAAGGCGTCGGGCTGCAGCATCGCCACCAGGGGCGCGCTCTGCACCTGCAGCCAGCGGGCGCTGGGGTTTTTGCTCACCCACGATTTGGGGAAGCGCTGCACGGCGGCCTGCCCCTCTTCGATCGCCTCGATGTCCTGGATCACGGCGTAGAGGCGGGCGTTGGCGGTGCTGGGCGAGCCCATCCAGACCTTTTTGGCCGGAACCATGGCGGTCTCCGTGCCGCTGTCCTCGTCGATGTACCACTCCTCGTAGGTCCAGACGTCCACGGTGAGGCCGGGCGCGCGCACGGTGCCGACATAGCTGACGCCATTGGGGAGCTGGCGCGGATCGATGCGGCCCATCTCCACGTTTTTCATGTCCATCACCTTCTGGACCTTGGTGTGGTTGATAAAAGCCGCCGCCGCATCGCCGCCCATCACCACGTCGGTGGGGTTAATGCCGCTGTCCTGACGGATTTTGCTGGCCCAGGCCTGCAGATCGGCGATGGGATCGGAGTTGGCGGTATCGCTCCACACATCGGTGCTGGTGAGAGTGATTTTATGGTCGGCGGCCATGAGGAAATCGACCTCGACGGTCTTGTCCGCCGTTTCGCCCTTGATCTTCATGGTGACCTTGCCCAGGTCCATGGCCTTGGCGGCCATCCATTCTTCGCGGCGGTCGATCATGTCCATCAGCTCGGAGAGGTCCTTGCCCAGCTGGGCCGAGGCGCGGTCCTGAATGCTCTGCCCTCCGGAATAGAGCATCTGCCCCGGCTGGCGCTTGAGCAGATCGGCGGCGCTGGTGGGCATGTGCGGCTTGATATAGCCGGGCTTCAAGGTGTTGGTGCTGTAGCCGATGCGCTCCACCGCTTTTCCCTCGGCCATGGGATGAACGAAAGGCGCCATCCTGCGCTTGCCCTTGACGATGTCGATATCGACCGTCTCCGTCTCGAACTGGTGGATTTTGGGAAAGAAGGTGTCCCTCAAGAAGTTGAAGGGGCGCTTGATCTGCTCGACGGCTTCGAGCATGGTGCGGGTGTCGAAAATGTCGATGAGACCGGCGACGCCGATCAGCCCCAGACCTGCGATACCGCCGCCGGAGGGTTCGGAGGCAACCGCCGTTGCGGCGCCCGGGAAAACCAGGACCGCCGCAACGAGCAGCGCGCCCCAGATGCAGAAGGTGGAAAAATGATTTTTCATGATGAGTTCTCCTGAAAGTAGGGATTTTGGTTTTCACTTGCAGCTTGCAGCTGGCGGCTTGAAGCTGACTTTACGCGTTCACCGCTTTTTTGAGATAAATGTTCAGGTCGCGAAGGGCGTCGCGGTGGTCGTCAGCGGTGTCGGCGCCCCCGAAGGTGAGCTGCCCCTCGTTGAACGACCCGGAGAGAAAGACCACCGCCGTCGCGTCGGCGTCGGAGGCGTCGCAGTCTTCGGCCAGGATGCAGACGGGGTTTTCGCTGCCGTCGACGGCCGTGCTGTCGCACAGGGTGTATTTGCCGCTGGCGGTGATCTTGCCGAGCACGGCGCCGCGGGACAGGTTCTGTCCGGAGACGATGGTCCGGATGTCGGTGACGGCGGGGTAATCGCTCGCCAGCAGGTTGTCGTGATTCAAGGTTTCCATGGCTGATCTCCTCTATAAAACCGTGATAGGTGATTAGTGATTAGTGGTTGGCGAAAAACTAAATCACCTGACTCCCGCCCCGGCGGCGATGGCCTTGGCGGCGGCGGAGCGTTCGGCGGCTTCGCCCTGCTTGCCCGCAGCGGGCTTGAGGCCCTCGGGGGCGGCGCCCTGGAGACCGGCCAGGATCTGCTTGCGGCTCTCTTCGTCGGCGCTGTCGCCGGAAGCCACGGGGGCCAGACTGACGCCCAGGGTCTGCAGGTCTTCGGCGGTGAGCCCCTTCGCGGCCGCGGCGGAGATCTTCTTCGCCGGTTCTTCGCCGACGGCGGCGGTGACCAGGGCCATGACCCGGGTGTTTTCAGCTGCGACGGCTTCGGTGCGGGCCGTATCGGCATCGGCCTGGGCGATCATGCCCTCACGGGCGGCGGCCTGGATCTGCGCGAACAGCTCCGGATGTTTGGCTTGCAGTTCTTTCAAATCCATAATGTTCTCCTTTTCCTTTGCCCTGTGATGGGTTCCAGTGGCGCGGGGCGCCTGTTTCAAAAGCGATTTTGGGACGTTACGAAAATGGGCCAGGTCGAATTGGGCGGCCATCTGGACGGGCTCCTCTATCTCGTCGGCAAACCCCATCTCCAGCGCATCGGCGGCGGTCATCCAGGTTTCTTCAGACATGAGGCGCTCGATTTCAGCCGGCTCCATTCCGGTTTTCGCCTGATAGGCTGCGACCAGGCCGGACTTGAATTTATCGAGCGTCTCGGCGGCCTTGCGCATTTGCTTGGCGCTGCCGACGGCGTAGGACCAGGGGTCGTGAATCATCATCATGGCGTTGGCCGGCATGATCACCCGACTGCCGGCCATGGCGACGACCGAGGCCATGGAGAGCGCCATGCCTTCCACATAAACATCGACCTCGCCCTTGTGTCTTCGAAGCGCGTTGTAAATGGCGTTTCCGGCTGGGACGCTTCCGCCGGGGCTGTTGATGCGCAGGTCGAAGTCGCCAAGGGTCTTGACGGCGTCGATGAATTCCTTGGCGGTGACGTCGTCGTCCTCATCGAACCATTTGAAATCGACGATCGCGCCGAAAATGTAGACCTGCGCGCGGGTCTGGTCCGAGGCGGCCTTGATTTCAAACCATTTGGTTTTCTCGTTCACGTTGATCGCTCCTCTGTTTTGATCGCCCGGCGCACTTCCTCCCGGACGGCTTCGGCGACGATCCCGGCGACGGCATCGGCCGAGGCTTCCGGATCGTCCGGGTCGGTCGGCTTTTTCTGGGCGGAGGGCTTCGATGCGACCTCCAGCGGCAGTTTCAGCTCGGCCGCCTTGTCCCGCTCGCGTTTGCGCTGCTCGTATTTCGCCTCCCAGTCCTCGCCGCGCGAAGCGTACCAGTCGGCGTCGGTGCCCATGTTGTTCTGCTTGGCCATGACGGCGGCGACCACTTCCTTGACGGGGTCCAGGGTGGTGCGCTTGGGCACGATCCAGTTGCAGGCGAGATATTCGGCCCGGGCGGCGTAGAAGTCCGGCGCTCCCTTGGGCAGGCGAATCCGCCCGCGCAAAAAGGCCTCCTCGAAGAACATCCCCCAGACGACCTGGCAATAGCGGTTCACCAGCCAGTCCTGATATAGGGCGAAGACGCGCCAGGCCTCCTCGAGGGCGGCGCGGGCGCTTGAATAATTCGTCTTCGAAAAATCCTTGGCGATGACTTCGTAGGGCATGCCGGTGGCGCTGCCCAGGGCGCGAAGGATCGTCTCGATAAAAGAGCCGAAGCTGGAGCCGGGGCGGTCGTTCTTGAGGATGTGGGGCTTTTCGCCGCGGTTGCCGTAGAAGACTCCGCCGGGCGCGACCTCCTGGTAATAGCGGTCCTGCCCGTCGGCGCCGGTCTCCTGGGTGGCGAAGGGCAGTCCGTTGGCGTCGTAGGCGAAGGATTTCTCAATCCAGACGGGGAAGGACGAGGCGACGATCGCGCCGACCAGCTCGTGATCGAGATAATCGGCGAGGTCGCGGAAGAACTTCATGGCCGGGGCCAGGACCGATGAGCCGCGCACCTGCTCGGGCGTTTTTTTATGGAAGCGGTGGATCACCGTGGGACGATGCCCTCGGGCGGCGGACAGCTCGCGAAAGGCGGAAAGATCGAGATGCGGCATGAGACGGCCGTCGGGGGGATCGGCCAGGAAAAAACCGGCCGTTTCGCCGCCGGGCCCCAGGCGGATGCCGTCGCGAACCGAAGGATCGCCCCATAAGGCTGCCGGGGTGCGAAGGCGAACCGGGTCGACGGTCTGCAGGGCCAGGGAATAGCGGCGGGCGGGGCGGTCCAGCATGAGGGGAAGGTTGAGAAATTCGCCGTTGACCAGCATCGACCACAGATTCATGAACTGGATGCCGTAGAAATCGACGGTGGCCGTTTCGGGCGTGAGCGCCGAGGCGTCGGCCTCGTTGTTCCAGAGTTCGAACTCCCATTCGGCGGCTTCGGCGATTTCGCGGGCCTGCTCTTCGGTGATCCCCAGGCGCTTGAAGTTGGGACGGCTCTGGGGCCAGATGCCGGGGCCGACGGTGTTGACGGCGATGGAATCGATCAGCCCCGCGCCGTGGGCGTCGTTCAGGGCGATATCATTGGCCCGCTCGAGCAGAAGATCGCGCTCGCTCCCTTCGCCCCGCCAGGTCTGGCGCTTGGGACGCCAGTTGGAGAGGGTGCCGATGCTTCCGGCGCCGGAGCGGGAGACCGAGGTTATCTTCGAGGCGGCAAGGGCTTTTCTCTGGGTGAGTCTCATCGGCGGGGCCTCCCGGTGAGGACCTGGGGGCCGGAGCCGAGCTCGAGGGCGGCGCGCTGGTTCTGGAGAAATTCGAGCACGCCCAAAACCTTGTCGGTCTCGTGCGCCTCGAACGAGCGGCGGACGCCTCCCGTGTCGACGGTGGCGGCCTTACCGGCGGCCAGATCGAGAAGCGCCTGCTTGTACGCGGCGATCTGCGCGGTGAGTTCAGCGGCGGTGAATAAGGGGGTAAGAGTCATGCCCCCGATTGTGTGCGGGATTTATGGAATTGTCATGCGCACCATGCGCTCCATGCGCATGGTGCACACAAAATTAGAACGGCGGGGGGTTTTCTAAGGCAATATGGGGAAAGGGGTTTTTGTCCAGCCCCAGCCGCAGTCTCGCTTCCCGCACGCGGGGCACTTGTCGGCATCGGCGATATGAGCGCCTGCCAGTCGCTTGTATCTGTCCACAGCTACCATCTCTATGCGTCCGATCTCGCCGGCGGAGAGGCCCGCTTTCCGACAGGCTTCAACATAGTCTTCCCATTTTTCCTTCACGAATTTTGCCTCGGTGGGGTATTCGCTCTCGCCGACGGGCTCCCAAACAATCAGCCCCACCTCGGCGGCGATGTTGGTTGCGGGCAGGGTCATGCCTGTCAGCATCTCTTCCACGACCGTCCGTGATTCGTACGTCTGTTTTTCCATGGGTCATCTCCCGGTGTCAGTGTTTTCAGCCTCAAGCATCTCTTTAAGTAATATTCGTCCTCCTATTCCTCGATCTTCGCCCCGGCCTGGCGGAGCAGTTCGGCGTAGGTGACGCCTTCCTGGTGGCTGGAGTTTTTCCAGAAGCGGGCGATAACCTCGATGATGCTGCACTGCTCGGGGTAGGGCATGGCTTTCATGCGGCGGGCGAGATCGAGACGGTCGACGGCCCACTTGTCGTCGAGCTCTTCGGCGTCGGCCACGTTCATCCAGGCGAAGCGGGCGGGGTCGTTTTCCCCGGCCTCGGCCTGGAGCCAGCTGCTGTTGTTGGCGTCGCAGATGGCGAGCCATTCTTTTTCGGTGAGCTCGGGGCAAACGTCCAGGCGGATGTGGTCGTAGCGGATCAGCGTGGTGGCGATGCGCCCCGACAGGGATTCGTCGTCGTCGATCGGGCCGATGGCCTCGAGGGCCTCGGCGGTGAGGTAGATGGTTTTTCGGCTGGACATGGTTAATCCTCCTGGTTGGGGTGCCATTTGCGGCGCCAATCTTCGAGAGGGGCGCTGTTGCCCTTTCGTCGGTAATGGGAGTAGGCGCGGTTATACTCGCGGAGCTTCTGTTGTTTTTCCTCCGAGGTAAGACGTTGTCGGGGCCGGGGTTGTATACCTTTGGCTCTTCGCTCCGCCAGGTATTTGTTCCGGTTTTTCCGGTAGTACCTGAGGCTGTATTCGCGGACTTTGTCCGGATTTTTCTTTTGCCACGCCGCGGCCAGAGCCCTGACCTTTTCGGGAAATTTTTCTTTCCATCGGCGGTAGTGCTCTTTCTGGCGTTCAGGATTCATTTGTTGCCAGCGGCGCTTATATTCCCGCTGTTTGTCATTCGACTTTCCGGACATTGTCTCTTCTCTTAACCCCGGGGCCGGGTCGCGGCCCCGGGATTCGTTTTAGACGGTGACACTGGCGACGATCTCCAGGGGTTTGATGCGCGTGACGCAACGTTTCCCGCTGGAGCAGGGTCCGATCTCGCGGCCGGAGACTTCCACTCGGGCGATGACCAGATCGTGATGCTCGCGGGCGCCGCCGAAGATATCGCCCTGGTGGGCCGAGGCGAGAACTTCATCGAGCGTGCGGTAGTAATAAAACCCGCCGGTGTGATCGTCGGTCGCTTTTTCGGTGCGGGTCTTGCCGAGAGTCCACGAGGAGCCGTCCCATACGGAGACCGGGTTGCCGGACTCATCGAGGGTGATTGCCTTATAACCGTGGCGGGGTTGTTGCCCCTTGACCTTGAGACGGCTTTTGCCTTCGATGACCTCGATGGCATAGCCAATGACCTGCCCTGCGGCTTTGGCGGCTTTGGCTGCGACGGCTTTGTTGGCTTCGGCCACCTTGACGCCCCGGCCGTGACGGGTGAGCAGGTAGTAGGTTTTAGAGAGGGTCTTGACGCCGTACTTGCTACCCTCGACCTGGCGGCAGCAGAGCAGGACCTTGGAGCCGGTCGGGGTGATGTCGAAAAGTTCGTGGTGGAGGGCTTCGCCGTCCCAGCGACCCTTGCGGTCGCGCTTGAGGGTGTCGTGGGCGTCGGGCAGTTTTTTGGCGGCTTTTTTGACCAGGTGCCATGCATTGGAAATCAGGATGCGGTGCTCTGTGCTGGTCGTGCTGGAAACGAGGATTTCTCCGTAGCTGCTGCGAGTCAGGGTGGTCTGTGCGGTCATGGTGGGTCTCCTTTCGCTCTTTCCCTTCGGGATGGCGGATCAGGTGGGGGCTTTATCGCCCCCTGTTGATTGTAATAATATCATACCTGGGTATGATGTCAACGGAAAAACGAAAGAAATTCCGAAGAAATCAGCAATATCGGCGGTTAATGCGGTCGTGCAAGCCGCGCCGAAACTCGCTTACGATCATTCGGCCGGGCGTAGGAAACCAATTCCATCCGGGGTATTCTGCGTCCGGGTTTTGCCTGATCGCGCGCAAAGCCTTCGCCATGGTCCGGATGGATACCGTTCGGCCCTCGGGCGTCTTGAATCTTCTCGGGTGCAGGGCCCTCATTCTAGCCCCTCCCTTCGAGATGTTTTCTGAGATCGTCCTTGATGTAGTAGCGGGCGCCGAGGGAGTCGAGCAGCTCCACGGCCTGCCGGGCGAACTTCTCCCAGTCGATGGCGGCGGCGTCCTTGGCGTGGTTCCACTTGCCGACCTTGAAGGTGTCGATAAAGCCGTGATAGCGCCGGATGATGGCGAGGCTCTGGACGGGGTCGATGACGGGCTCGAGGCTGGCCCAGGTCTCGACGCCGGCGCGGCGGAGATCGGCCAGGGCGCGCAGGCGCTCGGCGGGCGGGGCGGCGGCGGGCTCCCAGGCGAGGGAGTCCTCTGCGGACAGGAAGGTGAGGGTGGCGCCGACGATGGCGCGGTTTTGCTTGAGCCGGTCGATATCCTCCAGGCAGCGGACGCCGCCCTTGGTGAGGACGCGGGCGCGCACGCCGTGACGGGTGAAGATCTCCAGGGTGGCGCGGGTGAGGCGGTGCTCGCGCTCGATCTCCTGGTAGGGGTCGCAGGTGAAGCAGAGGTGAACCTCCCGCCCGGCGTAGGAGGGGGCCTCTTTTTCGATCTGGCGGATCACGTCCTTGCGCGGGGCGGCCTGCCGAAAGGCTTCGGGTTTGCGGCGAAGGGCCGCCGGGGCGTAGCAGTAGCGGCAGCCGTGCGCGCAGCCGCTGTAGAGGTTGGCGGCGAGATCGCAGTATTCGCGGGCTTTTCCGGTGGGCGGGTAGATGATGGGCATGGTTTTTCCTCCTTTGGGGTGATGGGACCTGCGGGACGGATGTCTCTTTCCGCGTTGTTCGGATGCGCGGCCCCCGTGGATGATTAAAGGCCCTGCTGCTGCTTGATGTTGCGCATCCAGGCGCCGACGAAAACGGCCTGGTCCCTCTGGATGGAGGGGTAGAACCTGGAGGGCTTGCCGTCCGAGAAAAGAACCGATTCGCGATGGATGCCGAGATAGTCGTTCTGAAAGCTCAAGGGGTAGTAATCGCCGCGCTCGTCGCGAAGAAAGGTGATTTCGGGGTCGCGCATCAGGTCGCCGTTTTGCTCGCCGTAATGGCAGACCGAGAAGATCGTACCCGAGGCGCACAGGTCGATACACTCGACGGTGACGGGGATGAAGGTTTTTTCGGTATTGTCGATCTTCTTGTGATCGCCAGGATGGCGCAGGTCGAGGGTGAGGATATCCATGATCTTGCGGGCGGGCTGGTTGATCTTTTTGAGTGCGGCCATGATGTTCTCCTTTCGCTCTTTCCGTCCTGGGACGGATGGCGGATCAGGTGGGGCCTGATTGCCCCCGAAGTTGTTTATATAATATCACAACTATCCGGAATTACAACACTTTTTTTAATATCAAACCGTAATACCGCATGTTTCCGCGCGGGTTTTGCGCTTCGCGGGCCTCGAGGATATCCAGGCCGGCGGCGCGGGTGGAGCGTGCGACCACGAGGGCGTTGATGAAATCGTGGTGGGCGTGCAGGCAGGGGATGTCCATGCCGGCTGGGATGCCGAGATAGGGGCGCAGTCCCTGGGGAATGCTGCTCATGCGCATCTTGAAATCGAGACCGTCGGTGAGAAAGACCGCGACCTTTTCGCCGGCCGCGAAAGGGCGGCGGTGAAGCAGGATGAGCCACTGATGCCAGGGCGAGCCGTAGGCGTCGAGGTCGAAGACATTGAACCGGCAAAGGTCGGCGCTGCGCAGAAACTTGCGGTTGTCGACCTGAAGAAGGGTGCGGCCGTCGCGGATCGGCTTGAGATCGAGGCCGAGGCAAGGCAGGCCCTGGTAGCATTCGCGCCAGATGGCGCCGTCTCCGGCGTAGCATTCCAGAACGGATGGGGCGTCGATCTGCGCAAGAAGGCGCTTGCGGATGGCGATTTTTTCGCCTCGATCGGTATTGTCGGCGCTTTGCCAGGCCTTGGAACTCATGCCGAAGCCTCCACCCTGCACGCGCCGAGATCGGCGGCGGAGAGCGCTTTTTTGATGTCGGGCAGGGATTCGAGGGGGCCGCGGATGGTGATCCAGAAGGGCTCGTACGTCTCTTCGAGGTTCCATGTCTTGATTTCGGCGGGCTCCGGGGGCAGGAGAAGTTTCTCGAGTTCGACATCCTCCAGTCCGGCGAGGGAGAGATCCGCTCCGGAATCGTCCAGATCGAGAAGCAGGTCCTTGAGACGGCCCTTGTCGAACTCGCCTCCGATCTTGTTCATGGCGATATTGAGCAGGCGCTCTTTATCCTTGGACAGATCGAGAACGACGCAGGGGGCCGTTTTCCACCCGAGAGAGTTCAAGGCTTTCAGGCGCTGATGGCCGCCGATGAGGGTCATGTCCTTATTGACGATGAGCGGATCGACCAGGCCGAATTCCTCGATATTGCGGATGAGCCGTTACAGCGCCTCGGGGGCGATCTTGCGGGGGTTGTAATCCGCCGGTCGAATGTCGAAAAGTGAAATTTGTTTGATTTTCATCGTTTTTTCCTCTCTGCCTGAAAAAGCGGCTGCGAAATTCGTCTTGTGAGCGGTCTTTGCCTTGAGGAGAAGGGGAAGGTTTGCCCTTCGCCAAGTAAACGCGTTGTATCGACTCTGTAAATATTTGTTTTCTTTTGCTTTTTTGCTTATGTTGGGCCGCCTTTTCAGAAAAAAGCACGGACCATGAATGCGGATTTAAAAGTTTAGTCTTTTCGGTAGTTTATAGCGCATGGCGCTCCAAGCCGCCGCACCGCGTCAGACATGGGGATCGACCCGGCGGCGCTCGAGGAAGCCTTCGAGCTCGTCGGCGGCAATCCGCAGGCCGCGGGTATCGCCGATGCGGGAGGTTTTCATTCCGCCGGCGGCGATGATGTTGTAGACGTGGCGGCGCGAGCAGCCGAGGCGCTGCGCGACCTGTTTGGCGGTGAGCAGCGCGGGCGGCTTGAAGATGCGGGGGTTCGACATGATGAAAGCTCCCTTCCTTGAAAGGCCGTCTCGCGCGGAGGCGGGCCCGGGCGATGAAAAAAATTCAATGGCGCGCCGCGAGCTTCAGCGCCCGCGATTCACGAACCAGCTGGGCAGCCGTCCGGAGGATGCGGCGGCTGGCGGCGGTTTGGGCTCTTCTTTCTTTTCTTTTTCGCTTTTTCGGTGCTGAAACCTCAAGTACATCGCCAGGGCGAGGCCGTAGACTTCGCAGTCCCACAGGTGGTTGGCCTTGTTCTTCGGGTTTTGCCACATCTTCTTTTCGTCGCGGCCTTCGGCGCAGAAGTGGCGGGCGTAGACTTCGAGGTTATGGGCGAGCTTCTCGCCGGGATGCCTGGCCAGGTAATCGAGCTGTTCGGCGGTGTATCCGCTGTGCAGATGCCAGACGGCGGGATCGGTCTGCAGCTTGACGGCCAGGGCGTCCTTGGCGTAGTGCACATCGAGGTTGTAGAGGATGAGTCCGCCGGGAATGGCTTTGTTCGTCCCCGGGAAAAATTCCATTTTGCTGGTGGTGACGGGCTGGGTCTTGCGGCCGCTGGCGCCCTTGGCGGCAAAGACGCCGGTGCGGCGGCACCACTCGTAGACCTCGGCGGCGCGGTGTCCGCCGGTGTCGATGATGGCCGCTCCGATGCGGTGGGCCTTGGCTTCGGCATCGAGCCAGTCGGTCTTGAAGATAATCTCTTCAAGGGTCTCGAGAGTCTGGACGAAGCCTTTTTTCACCAGGGCCGATTCGAGGGCGCCGCCGTAGCGCCAGGCGCGAACGGTGTACCAGAACCCGTCATCCTGGGTGTCGGCCTGAAGAGTCAGCGCGTCGGTCCAGGTGGGCACGATGCCCTCGGGGCGCTCGTCGCGCAGGAGGAGAATCTGATCTTCCTTGCGCTCGGAGAGGTTCTCTTCGTAGTCGGTGGCGGCGTAGCCGTTGGCCATGGCGATCTTGGCGCCGAGGTCGCCGGTTTGCGCCCGGAGGATCGCCGCGCCGATCTCCGCCAGAGGCACGGCGGGCAGGCCCCAGGCGGGCAGGTGGAAGCCGACTTTCTTGGGGCGGGTGAGGTCGGCGCCTTTGGTGGCGACCCAGCGGCCCCAGCGGTAGGCGGCGGCGCGTTCGGATTCGCCCATCAGCTCGCCGCAGCCCTCGTGCCCGCAGACGAGGTGGATGCTTGATTCGCCCCGCTCGACGCTCTCGACGGTGGCGTCCTGGTCGATGACGACGTGATCGCGGCCGGGGAGAAAGTGTTTTCCGCAGGAGGGACAGAGCAGCTCATATTCCCAGAGCTGGTGGCATTCCTGCACGCCCTTCCAGATGAACTTCTGCGCCGGAGTGGAGGAGAAGAGGCGCTTCGAGCCGCGTTTGTCGCGCCCCCTTTTCCGGATTAGGGTGATGGGATCGGCTTCTTTTCCGGTGCGGGGCGGATACTTGTCGACCTCTTCGCCGAAGCAGTGCTTTCCGTAGAAGGCGGCCATGGAGCTTGCGCTGTTGGCGTGGGCGGGAAAGACGGTGACGCCGTTGTTCAGGGTGATCATCGTCTTTCCGGTGTCGTCCTGCCGGTGGGAAAGATACCGGGAGGTCCGCGCGGAGGCCTGCAGCATGGGGATGATCTTGCGCCCGACGATCTTGCCGGAATCGAGTTCGGTCGGGCTGAGGCAAAAGATGTTGCCGGGGTCGCAGTCGATCGCCCAGTTCATGCAGTTGAGGGTGATCTGGGTTTTGGCGGCCCGCTCCACGGCGCAGATCCAGACCTCTTCGACCCAGGGAAGCCCGTAAGTGTCCATGGGCTTTTTGGCGTGGGGGACCAGTTCGGGGCGCCAGGGCCCGGGGGTGGCGTCGATGCCGGTGACCACCCGGTGTTTTTCGGCGTGCTCGCTGACCGGGATCTTGCGCGGAACCCGAAGCACATGCCGCAGCGGCCGGGGGACCTCCAGCGCCAGGGTGCGGCCGGAGAGGCGCGCGCGAAGACGGGGCGAGAACCAGCGCTCCAGCGGGAGGGTTTGTTCGGGGATCAGGGCTGT